ATCCATCAAAAACACTGCGCAACGCTTGCAGGTTCATCTCCTTCGACAACGGAGGCAGCTTCATTGCACCCACGGCTGCGCTTGCACCGCGCAGGAACGTGCGCCGAGACATCTGCGGCGTGGCAGGCTGCATCTCCACCTTGGCTGCACCGTAGGCGGTGTTCACGAGGTCGCGCAGGCTGATGCCCTTGGGCTCCATGCCGAAGAAGCGGCGCACAGCGGCCTCCATGCGCTGCACGATGCGGCCCAGCCACTGGCCCAGCGGGCTCTTGGTCTGCGGCGTGATCCCAGCGTTGACGGCTTCCTCGACGGCGTAGGCCAGCAGCTCGTCGCGCTGCTGGCTCTCGGGGGTCTCAGCGGCCTCCACACGCGCCTGGGCGGCCCGCGCAACGCGGCCTTCAGCCGAGGTGGCCGGGGCCTTCTGCCAGCGCTCCACGGCGTTCACGAAGGCGTTGTACTGGGCATCGCCCAGGAGGTTCTTCATCCCGATGTGGGCGCCGACCTCGTGCAGCAGGACGCTCAGCGCCTGCCCCTGGTTGATGTTCCCGGCGATCAAGAACGCCTTGTTGCCCGCACGGTCAACGAAGCCACGCGCGTCGTCAGGGATGCGCCCCTCGTACTGCGGGTTGGCCTTGACGAGCGCCTCGACCGAGTCGTAGACCTGCACCCGACCCAGGTCGGGGAAGTGCGGCTTGAGTTCCGTGCGGACGCTGTCGGTAGTGGACGGGTTGGCGGTAGCGCCAGGAGAGAGTTCGACGTCTTCAAAACCAGCACGCGCGGCAAAAGTCTCCTCAAGCTCCGTCCGCGTCTTCTCATCAACTGCTTCTTCGGTAGTACGCGCACCACGAGAGGGTTTGGTTTCTGTCGCCGCCGCTTCTTCGAGAGAAATGGCGTCAACATCTTCCGCCGTTTTAGCGCCTGCGCTGACGGCCTCGTCGTACAGGAATTGCTCCAGCGCAGTGAGTTGCTCCTTGCGTTCCTTCTTCTCGAATGCAGCGCGAACAAGCGCGTTCTTTGCCGCCTCTTCTTTGATACGCGTGTTTTCTGCGATCCGTTCGTCAGCCTTTCGCTGCTGCGAAAGGAGCTTCCGCTCTCGTGCCGTCAGGGGTTGCCCGTTGGCTTGCTTTCCTTCGGCAACAAGCAGATCTTCGGCGTCCTTCTTGGACAGCTCTTCAGGGCTAACACCCTTGCCGCTGTATACCGTCTTTTGAGGTTTACGGCGCTTCGCTGCTTGTGAACGCGTGAGGGCTTCGCCGGTAGTCTCCCCTGCACCGGCTTGTGCTTCGCGCTGCGATTCAAAAATTGCCGCAGCTTCGCGTTCACGCGCAGCACTTTCTTCCGGTGTTTCGGGACCGTACGTACGCTTCTCCGCCGCTTGCGGCAAGAAGAAACGCTCTTCAAGATACGCAATCTTCTGGTAAGTGTTGAGCAGCTCTGCCGTGTCCCGTGCCTGCCCTTTCCAAACCACGCGCTGATTCAACGTCTTGTTGAGCGCGTCGTTGTATTCGCGCAGTGCAATAGACAGTTCGGGCTCAAGTTGCGAACGCTCCAACGCGGTCTCGGCGTTTTCGTATTCGTACAGCAAGTTGCTGTAGCGGTTGATGAGATCCTTTTCGCTACGGAACTCCGCGCCTCTGGAACGTGCAACCGCTTGCCTGATCTTGTTCTCAAGATCTGTGGCGCGGCTGACAAGCCCGTTGAGCACGCGCTTGGGGTCTTTGTCCAAGAGCGCGAGGTCATCGACGGAGAACTTGGTCTTGATGTTTGCCGCAGTACCCGCTTCACGCGCCAGCCGCTGCGCGTAAGAGAGCGCAGGCACAATGGTGCCCGACTCTGTACGAAGCTGCATTGCCTCCAGCATGCGCTGGTGCGTCTTCAAGTTTTCGGCGTAATCCGTTGCCTCGTCAGCTTGCGGTTCAGCCGCAGCTTCGACTTCTTTTGCTTGCCCTTTGAAGACTTCGGCACGCAGCGTACGAAGCCGCTGCTTGGCAGCGACTAGATCATCAGATGCTCTTTTGATGGCTTCAGGAGACGCGTTGGCCTTGAGGGTTGCAATCTTGGACTCCGCAACAGCCACCGCAATCTGTGTCTCAAGCCGCCCCATCAACGCTTTGTTTCGGGCAATTCGCCCGTCAATAGCTTCGAGCTGCCTGCCGAGATCTGCAACAAGTTGACTCAACTCCGGATTCGAGGTTCTCTGTTTCTGGCTTTCGCTAGCAACAGCCTGCTGCCTCTGAATCTTTACCCGCAGTTCTTTCAGGCCGTTGAGCCACTCCGACGCTTCGCCGTAGCGTTTGTGCAAGTCGCGCATGCCTGCACGAGCCGTTTCCTTTGCTTGATCAAGCTGTGGAAACTGCCGGTTGTAGATGTCCTCTTCGGCACGTGTAATGCGTGTGAGTTCTTCTTGTACGAACTCCAGCGCCTGTTTTGCCCGCGCCTCATCATTGGCTTGCGTGGCAAGCAGTTGGCCTATCTCGTTGAAGTCGGACGCCTTGAGTTTGGGTGCTTCAGCTTTTTCTCGTTCAACGCGCTCGAGATAGGCGTTGATCAGCGTGCGCTGCCGCGCAAACGCATCCGCAACCTGCTTCAGATTCTTTTCAGAAAGCGTGAGGGCACCCATACCACCGCGCAAAGCGTCGGTGCCCGCCCCCGTTATGCGCAACTCTTTGAGCAGCGCCGCGTTGTTGTTCAGTATGAACTGCGCGTTCTCAAACGCTTTCTGTTGCTGCTGGTAGACAATCAGCGTTTCTTCAAGCTGCGCAATCTCTTGCTCAAGCGGTTCTATCGCTGCTTCTTTGCGCAGCAGTTCTCTGGCGTAGCCGTCTTTGACGGCCTTCAAGCGCTCCAGGCGCCTGCGGAATGCTTCGGGCGTGGACGCAATCGTGCCCCGCTCTTTCTCAAGTTCAGGGAACAGCACCTGCTGCCCCGCGTCTTCTGCTCGCGCCCGCTCCAGCGCGTCCAGCAACGGCTCGATCTCTGAGGCCAAAGACAACGGTGCGCCCTGCGCCCGGATGGTGCCCTTGCGCGGGGGTTGCGCCAGGAAGCGCCCGGGCTGTCTTTCCGCCTCAGGCCCCGGAGCCATCTGTCGCGCTTCGCGCGGTTGCATCGGCGTAACAGGCGCTGCGAAGCGCCGGGTGACGTCCGTTTGGCTGCCTCTTTCAGGCGGCAGCACGGGCGTAGCGAAACGATCTGTCGGGACTTCCTGCGCTTCTCGGGTGGGCTTGCCGATCTGAAATGCGCGTTTGGCGGCTTCGCCAGGAGAAAAACCCTGCGACACAAGCTCGGCATAGCTCCGTTGCCGCGCAAGCTTGATGTCGTCTTGTGTGCCAAGCGTAGGCTCAACAATGTTCGCGGCGCCGGGAGCGATAGGACGGCGTTGCTGCTCAAGGGTGCGACCTGCCATAGGCAGGCCTTCACGGCGACGCTCAGCTCCGGCATACGCATAGGCTGCGTATGCTTCGTCTGACATTCCTTTGGGACGTTTGCGCGGTTGCGCGGTTCCGATTTCTATCTGCTTGAGCTGCTTGTCCAGCAGCTCAAGCAAACCTGCGGTCTGCGCAATGTCTTGTTGCGTACCGCGTGTGGGGTCTTGCACGGTGCGCAGCGTCTCCAGGCGCATCTCGACATCTGGCAGCAGATTCTCTGCCCTGCGCAGAAGATCGTATGCAGCGTCCGACAGATCGGGGTTCAGCAGCGCACGGTTGATGCGCTCCCGCAGCAGCTTGGTATCCGGCGTCTTGGCAGGAGCAGCTTCGGCTGCCCGCAAAGCATCAATTTCTGATTTACGTCGTTGATACGCTGCTTCTACAGGACGCAGTTCGTTCTTTACAAAGTCGTCAAAATCGGCAACCGCTTGTTCATATGCGGCTATTTCTTCTTCGGTGGAACGCCCGAGCACGGGTTTTTCCGGCAAAGCCGCACGAAGTTCTTGTTCTTCTTGCCGTACATCGGTGTAACGACGAAGAATGTTTAGCAGTTCTTTACGGCCTCCTGCACTTTCACCAAACAGCTTGAAGCCTTCGCCAGGAACTCGACGCAGTTGCCGTTCTTTCTGCTCTTCTGCCGTGTACGTTACGTCTTGCCCGGTAAGGAGCTGCTGCATCTGGCCAATCGCAGCAGAAGGCTGCGGCGCAGGCGCAGGCGCCGCACGGGCAGCACGCTCAATGACGGTTTGAAGGTACGGATCTTCTTGGACGCTTTCCGGCAGCCTACGCGCAGCCATGCGCTGCAGGGCAGTGATCTCCGGGGCCAGACGCTTGCGTTCTTCGGTCTCGGCAAGGCGTGCTTCTTCCGCGCGTGCCGTGTCTTCCAGGGCCGCAGCTTCTTCGGCTTCAAGCTGCGCAATAGGCGAACCCTGCCGCTTCGCGGCCTGCGCCTTGTCGTAGTTTTCAAGCCGTTCTTTTACCAGCTTAATAATCTCGTTACTTTTTCTCTTACCAAACCCCGGAAGCTGCTGGTTTTCTTTTACCAAAAGACGTGCCGTGGGTATAGATCCCATCAAGTATTCCGCGTAATCCTTTGGCTCAGCCATGCCAAAAGATTGTTCATCCGCCAGAGCCATGCGCTCTTTTGCATACGTTTCTAGCCTAGAAAATGCAGGCTGTTTAGCGGCTTCAAGCGCCGCTTCCTCCATGCTGCTCGGTGCCGCAGTTGGCGTAACCTTCACTTCGGGAATGCCGAGTTGCTCAAGAAACGCGTCTTGCGGCGTCATTCCTGCAACGCGCTGCTGCTCCTTCAGCGCAGCGATCTCTTTCTCGCGCGTGACGTACTCACGCGATACTTCTGCCATCTCCTTCTTGGCAAACGCATCCCTTTCGCGCACCGCGTCACGGTATGCGATCATGGCCGCCGGATCAGCGCCTGCTGGCGGCTTCTTTGCCGCCGCTGCATCAAGCTCCGCTTTCTTGGCCACTGCCGCCTTGTACCGCGCTTCAAGGTCAAGCAGGTACTCCGGCGACTTCTTCTTGGCCTCCTCGGCCTCACGCTCAGCCTTGCGCTTCTCGGCGGCTGCGGTTTCTTCTGCTGCGCGGATTTCGTCACGGGCGCCGCCACGCGACACAGTCCTTGCGGTAGCACCCATCGGCCCTGCAAACAACACGGTTTGGTAGACCGTTTGGCCGTACTCTTTGAGGGCGTCATCGTCCAGCACCGACAGTCCTGCCTGCCCTCGCTCGATAGCCTGTTGCAGGACTTCCGTAGGTACTTCAGCCGCGACACCAACAGCGGTGCCTTTGGTCAGTACTTTGACCAGCGACTCGCGGGCCAGCGCTTCTGCTGCTTCCTTCTTGCCTTGGCGCAACAATGCGTCTACTTCAGCGCCAAAGAGCTTGCCGACCAGTCTGCGGCCCAGGGGAATGAACGTACCTGCGGCTTCCAGGCCGGTCTGCGCAAGCGCAGCGGGCACGGCGGCACCCATGTTGATATCGATTGGCTGGCCTGCTTCCCGCTGCACCGCAGCCTGCCGCTCAACATTGCTCCCCAACGCAGAAGGAAGCGCACTTGCCAAGAATCCCAGGCCCCCGCCAACAATGGGGCCTACCGGGCCTGTAACCGGCGACGTCAAAGCGCCGAGCTTGGCGCCTGCGTAGGTTGCTGCCGCCGAAGCTCCCAGTTGAGGCAACTGCTCGGCAATTACCAGCGGCGCCTGCCGCGCCACTTCAAGCGCTGCTGCCACCGCGCCTTCTTTGGCATAGACCTCCTTGACCTTGTCCCAACTGACTTGGTCAGCGTACGGCGACGCCGCAGCCCGCTTGAGCGCAAGTTCCGCCGCCGAATTGGCATCACCTGTTGCAGACTGCAGGCCCGTGGTCGTAGAGCCGATGTAGTCCTCGAAACCCTTACCTAGCGCCGCACCGATGCCTGTACGCAAAGCAGGTATTGGCGCTGCTGTGGGCGCCGCCTGCGCCGCTTGATTCTCCTCAAGCGCAGCTTCCTGATACGCCCGCAGCACCGTTGCGTAGTTCGGCGTGCCGCGCTTGTTCTGGTTGTTGCGCAGCCAATTGGCGTAATCAGCAGAAGTTGCCATTGTCAGTTCCCACTAATAATTGCGTCGGCGGCTGCACGGGCGTTGGAGGCCCCCGCAGATCTTCCAGCGGTGCCAAGCGCTTCCAATTCAGGCGCGTACTGCAAACGGAGTTCTTTTTCGCGAGCCTTCATCAGCGCCAAAAGTGCCACTTGATCTTCAGCCGAGATGATTCCTTCAAGCCGTTTGCGATAGCCCTGCATGATCGGATCGTTGTTGAGCGCGGAAACCAACCGTGCCGTAGCAGCTTGTGTTGCGGCATCCGAACGCGAAGGAACCCCAGCCATGGCGGCATTTGCCGCCGTTTCTTTGGCCGTAGCTTCGCGTCCCTTGATCACCAGTTCTGCCTTGTCTTTTTCGTACGTGTAACGCAGCGACGTGAGCTTCTCTGCAGACTCCCGTGCCGTCTTGAGATCGTTTTCTTTCAAGGCCGCGACGTACTTGGCACTTTCGATCTGCATCTGGCGGTAGGTGTTGTTCAGTTGCCGCACCTTGTCCGCTTCGGTAGCACGGTACTGCGCAAGCTCCTTACGCGCCTTCTCTTCTTCGATGTCGATGGCAGCAATGCCTTTGGCAAGCGAGCCAAAAAACTGCCCCTTCTTGGGGTTGATGTAGCTTGCAAGCAGTGCCGGGCGCTCGGCGCTCTCAAAGAAAGGCTGATTCGCACGCGCCTCTCTGCGTGCAATTTCTTTGTCAGCCTCTCCCCGCATCAATGATGCGTCCTGCAGCACTTGCTGTGTGTACAGGTCTTGCAGATCCGCGACTCTTTTTCGCTGCGCAAGCAGTTCAGGAGGAACCGTAGGCGGTGCGTACGCTTGGGTCATCGCCGTGAAAGCCTGCGCAATAGGGTCGTTTGCCGCAGGCCGCTGTTCTCGGGCAGCAGGCGAGGGAGCCGGTGCAGGAGCCGGTGCAGGAGCCGGTGCAGGAGCCGGTGCAGGAGCCGGCAAAACCGCAGTCTCGTCAGGCCGTACACGTCCTTGCGCCGGGGCGCGTGCAGGTTCTGGGGCAGGCGGGCGCACAGCAGCGGCAGGAGCCGGAGCAGGCGCGGCTTGTTGAGCACGCACGAGCTGCTCATACCGCCGCTTGATGTCGGCGGCTTCTCTGTCCCATTTTTCTGCAGCCGCACGGACTTCTTGCGGGGCCGTTCGGGCACTGAAAGTAGGGCGCGCACCCAACAGCGCTTCTACACCGCCAAAAACACCACTTCGACGGTAGGCTTCGCGCAGTTGTTCGTCAGAAAAACGCGCGGTCGCCCCGCCCCCGCTAAGGGCCACAATGCCACCTGTGGCCATGCCACGAGCGGGGGCCATACCGGCTGTTTGTGCTGCACTGGCCAGTATTTGATCGTTGAGCGTTTGAGGTCCCTGCTGCTGGGACTGCTGCACAGCAAGCTGGCGTTGCACCGCTTGCTGTGCTTCCAGCTTTTTGCGCACTTCATCAATGTGCGCCAGCAACGGAATCGACGGATCCCGCTGCTGCATGGCGATAAGCGTAGGCAGATCTTGGATCTGCCTAAAGTTCTGCACTTTTGCTGCGGGCGTACCTGCGGCTTGCTGCGGCGCAAACTGGAAGCCCTGCGCCTGTCCCGGCATAGATGTCTGCATTACAGCCTGCCTTTAGCCAAACAGCTTGTTGTACAGCGACAGCGTGGACAGCCCGCCAACGACACTGCTGCCAAAACCAGAGTCAGGTGGGGAGTAAGCGGGCGCTTGGATCGGCATGCCGCCAATCATGTTGCTCATGAAGCCGAGCTGCTTGTACGGCCAGTTCATGGACTCCGTCCAATCCTTGTACCCGATGTCCAGAGGCGCCTGCTCGATCCCACGCTGGATGGTGCCAGCCTTCATCTGCTCGCCGATGGTCTCAAGGTCTTGCTTGGCGCCGAACTGCCGCGAGGCTTCGCCCAGACGTTGACCTTCAAGCCCGAGGGTCGCCTCTCCGAGGCGCTGCTTCTGCGCCTGCTCGAACGCAGCCATGAGGCCCTTGGCCTGGATGTCACCGATCTGGGTTCCCAGGTTGCGCTGGCGCTCAGCCTCCATGATGGCCTGCCTGCTGCCGCCGTAGGCCCCGGCCTGGGCAAGGCGAGCCTGCTCGGTGTTGCGGCTGATGTCGGCCTGCCTGCGGGCTTCCCGGGCCTGGATGTCAACGACATTCTGCAGGTACGGGTTCATGTAGTCTTGGACGGACCCGACCGGACCAAGGCCCGTGTTGAACTGCCCGGGCGTGTAGGCGCCGAGGCTGCCCAGGCCGGTGAAGGCCTTCTGCTCCAGCGGGGAGTACCCTGCCTTGACCTGTCCCGTCGTGGGATCCGTGGTCTCAAAGGCGGTGCGCTGTCCGGTGTAGGGCGTGTAGCCTTCCTTTGACAGCCCCCACGACCGGTTGAGCATGTCGGTGAGGTAGCCCTCAAAGCCAGGAGCGACGGTGCCGCTCGGATCGATATTACTCATCATGCGCTCCGTTCGAGTTGACGCATCAGTGCGTAAAGAGCCTGTGCGCCGCCTGCGGCATCAACCTGAGCCTTGGGGACATACATCTCTCCGTTGGACACGCGGGCAGGAGTGTTACCGGCGATTGTCGCAGGGATGTGGTCGCTTGTACCAGTCCCCGGGCCACGGATCATTTGGGCTTCCGGAAGAAGCTGGCGGATACCGTGCGGGGTTCCGTTTTCTACCGCCTTGGCGGTCAGCACGAAGCCCCCGTCCTCCATAGGAAGCGGGTTCTGCTTGGTGCCTGTAAGCACGCCACCGGTAGCGTACGCGTGCATGAGCCCGCCGTCAGCCGCGTACTCCGTCATGGAGACGGGGCCGTACCTACCTTGAACGACCTGCTTTTTGACCTTGGACGGGGACAGGTTCAAGCGCACCCCTCCCCGCCCCTGCTTGTCGCGGTCGAGGTAGCCCGCAAGCAAACCAGCAAGACCAAACAGGCCGCGCGGCGACATCAGCCCGCTGCCCATCGATGCGATGCTCTTGCTGAGCGTGTCCAAGAAGCTGTTGCTGCCGCTTCCGGACGACGGAAGAAAATACGACGATGGGGCGCCGATGTCGTAGCCCGTCGCAGCGGACGCGAGGTCCGCGTCAGATACATCACTGAACAGGTCGGTCGGCAGGATTTCTTTCGGGAAGTACAACATATCACGCTCCAAACTGGTAGTCCATCAGGGGGCCGTAGCGTCCTGCAGTCATCTGTGAGGACCACTCGGGCTGCTTGGGTTCTTGCGCTGCCTGTTCTATCGCTGCCAGGACAGAATAGGTGTCTGCGTTGATACCTGCGTCGCCGTAGGTGTTGCCTGTGGGGGATGACCCCTGAGACGGTGCCGAAGACAGACCGAGGGCTGCGCCCAAGTCGCCAGACTTCGACCCGCCTACAGCTTCTGACGCTGCCCTGTTGACTGCGGGGCCAAGCGTTGAGCTTGCCAAAGCACCGGCAAATGGGTTACCCGTGATGCCGCTTACGAGAGCGCCAAGCCCTGCTTGCGCACCGGAGCCTACGGTTTTGCCGAGGTCTCCAGTGAAGATGCCTTCAAGGATACCGGAAGGGATCCCCGTCTTCGCACCGATCAATCCCGCAGCCAGCCCCGGCACAACTTCCTCAGCGCTCAGCCTGCCAGTCATCAGGCCGTGGATGTTTGCAATGCCCTTGCCAAGCGCGGACACCGTGCCGTAGCCAGGAACCAGACTGGCAAGCGCGGGAGCGGCATAGTTGAGGACGTTGTGGACGTTCTGTGCAGCGAGAGCTTGCTCTACGTTTTGGGTGAAGCCTGGGATGCCCATCTTCCCGAGGCCGATATCATTGAGCACATTGAGCGTAGCATAGCTAAGCCCCGGGGAGTGCATTGGCCCCGTTTGCGAAGGACCAAGACCCGGTATGGCGTCATTTAGGCCGTACCCGGATGCATAGTCTGACCAGTTTTCGTTTCTCGTGTCAGAGCCACCAGGACCGGAATCAGCAGCATTCGCCGCAGCGTCCATCGCCCCGCTGATTTCGCCTGGATCCATGTGTCCTACCTCACTGAGTCAAGTCCCAGAACGACAGCGAGCCCACGGCATCGCCTGTGGTCGCCCCGGAGACCGTGCGGATCTGCACGGTGTAGATGTCGCTGACGTTCGCAAGCGACGCCCCAAGCTGCAAGTCCCAGTTGTACCCCGAAGGATCCGCTAGGGGGTTTGTGCCGCCGCTACCGCTAGATGTGACGTAGTCCGTTTGAACAATGGTGCCACCGGAGATGGCTATGGCCGATACGTCGTACTGGACGTTGGAGTCAGTGGGGACTGACAACCAAGCAGAGTTGCTGATCTCATACGTAGTAACAACCGCTGCCCCACCGCCCGCCGCAACAGTAGCGGTCGCATTGGTAGATGCTGTGATGGTGTAAGTGTTAACGCCCAGAACGGTGATCTGATACCGACCGTTCAGGGTTAGACCACCTGCCGCAGCAGCGCCGGAATAGTTTACGTAGTCCCCCGTTGTACCGCCGTGTCCTGCATCGGTCACCGTAACGGTTGCAGATCCGTTAACAGTAGCAAACGGGTTGTTGAGTGTTGCTGTTCTACGGATCAGTGTCGGGTTCTTGACCAGCGCCACCTCGTAGTTCTGGCTGGTGGTAGGCAGCACCTGAACCCGCTGCGGCAGGACAACTGCGCCAAGCGCCGAGGAAGACAGCCGGATAGACACCAACGGCAGGAAAGTAGTGCCAATCGTAGCCAGTGCTGTGGTGCGCCTCGCCACATGCCCGGGAGAGTACTGCTCGTAGCCACCTTCGGAAATCACCGTGGAGCAGATCTGTTTCAACGATGAGCTACTGCCCGTGCCTGTGACGTTTGTGATCTCGTAGCGCACCGGCAGGATCGCCGTTGTCATGTAAACGCTGGCAATATCGTTCGCATTGTTGAACGTGTGGCAGACGATGTACTCACCATTGATAACGAACCCACACCGCACCGAACCTACACCCAACCACTCGAAGTCCATCCACAGGATCTGCGCCTTGGTCGGGTCGAGCGTGTATCCGCTCACTCCGGTGCCGTCGAGCTTGTCTCCGTTCCAGTTCGCCTGAGTCACTGTGCGAGCATCACTGGGCGTACCGGGGGTGGGGATAGAGTTGGACCGAAGCACAAACGCTAATGCACTGTCGTTCTGCTGGAAGAACACGCCGTTTTGTGTGTTGAAATACCCTATGCGCTGGCGAAGCCCAGACTTGGCGGCGTTCATCACGAACGTGGCCAACACCAAAAGACCCTTGCCCGGTTGATAAGGGAAGGATCGGAAAGACTGTCGCACCGTTTCCGCGCCTAGCGTTCCTGTCACATCCAGACTCACCAACGCTTCGTTCGGCAGGTAGGTTGTAGAACCCCCGGCGTTTGTGTCAAACTGGTTGTCTGCGGCGTAGCGGTTTTGACTGTCGAAGAGCGTGTAGGGTGCGCTAATCCGCAGACGGCCAAACGCATCGACGTTGGTGCCGCCGATTGATACCGGGACGGTTGCCGAAGTTACTGCCACGATGCGCCCCAGAAGGTCGTCAAGTTGGTTGAAGTACAGCCGCAGGACGTTGACTAGCGCGTCAAAGTACCTTTGGTCATACGTCTGTGTCGGTTTCGGCAGCGACGGTGCTGTGAACCGCTTGACAATGCTGTAGAAAATACTCACGACTTGCGCCCATCCGGCCTGAGGTCAATACGCGGCGCACCTAGCTGCCACTGGACACCCAGGTTTTCAGAGGCAATCTTCATGGACATCTGTCGCCCACGGACCCGGATGTTGACTTGGCCCGTGAACTGCTCCACAGGCACCGTAGCGCTGCGGATGATCGGGTAGGCGTTCTCTCCCGCCACAGACATGTCCGCGCTTGTGCTGTTCACAGGGACCGTACCGCGCGTGTAGCCTGAGCCCGAGTTTTGCAGCGGGAACATGCTCAGCGTAGCTTGAGGCGCCGCAGCGGTCGAGCCCCGGAAGGTGATGTCAGGAATGACCCGCCAGACAAAACCGAAGTTGTGCCCGTCGTCGATGTCGAACTCTGCTGACGTGATGTATGCAGTGATGGGCACCGCAGTGCCCGTCTCGTTGTTGTCAACACCGAACTCTTGATAAATCAAGGTGTTCGTGCCTGCAGATATCGGGTAATCACCAATCAGACCTGCGTCAACCCACGCGCTGCGGGTGAGCGTGCCGTAGTACCAGATCCTTTCAGCGTAGTTGTACACCACGTACTTGTTCACGACCGTCGAGTCAGCAGAGCAGTAGAACCACCAGATCTCGTTGAACTGATCAACGGTGCTGGCAAAGATCAACTCTTTCTGGCTGTAGTTAAAGTCGCGGAACACGTATTCCCGGACGTCGCAGGGGAGCGCTTGCACGCGCCCGTCGTACAGGTAGAACTTCTCGTTCCCCATCCAATAGGTAACGCCCGCTGCAACGGCGCACGCCCGGTCGCTGAGGATGCTGATGTTGTCGGCCAGAAGCTGCGCCTGCCACCACGGCTCGCCCGTCAGATACTGCAGCGAGTACAGCGACGTATCCGTCCAGACCAAGATCTCCTGGCGGACTTGAAGCGCGGCCTGGATCGCACTGCCGTGGGACAGCCGAATGCTGCCCGCCTGGGTAGTGATCGAAGGAGACCAATTGATCGCGCTCTCTTGGTCGGTCCACCGGATCAGCATGGGGTCAAGCGTCGTGCTGCCGTAGTCAGGGCACCCAAACGCCATGACGATGCGCGACACATCCGACACCATGAACAGGTTGACCGAAGACGGTACGTCAGTCGCCCCTGAAATGCTCGACAGCGCCACGCCCCGCGTGGTCAAAGGGTTGGCTACGGTTGCATCCCAGTAGTACAGCGGACCCCCTTTGGGGCCGTAGATCAGGTTCTGCCCGAAGTTCTGGTGGTTCCAGATCCGCAGCGGCTGCGAGCTAATCGAGCCCGAGCCCCAGACCGTCGGCAACCACGTACCAGAACCCCAACCTGAAGTTGGGCTTTCTATCTCCCCGCCGATACCGATCTGATACGCAGCGGACACCGCTGAACCACCCGTCGCGCCCGCAGGAATGGCGCTGCTCGTGGTGATGGTGTAGCTGTTGGCGTCGATGTACGTGAGTTGGAACTCTCCGTTGAGCAGCGCCGCATACGTGCCCGTGACGCCGCTGAACGTCACGAAATCGTTGCTGGTGCAGCCGTGTGCAGGCGCACTGACGGTAACGGTTGTGGTGCCGTTGCCGGTGAACGGATCAGTGCCAAGCGTCGTGGTAGTCCGAAGAGGCGTGATGTCGTAGTACGCCCCGCCGAACGCGATATAGTACTTGAGGTTGGTGCCGGTCCCGAGGTACGTTGCGCCGGAGAACGTGGCCCAGGGCCACAAGGAGCGGCAGATACCCAGGAAGGTATTCGCCGAAACACGCGCCCAGCCGCCAATCTTTTCCGGGGTGCCGTAGCGGAACCTGACCTTGTCGCAGTCATACCAGCCGCCCTCGTTGGTGTAGCGAGTGTTCTCTCGGTTTACACCGGGCTTCAGTACTAGCTTTTTCAGCGGCATGACGCAACCCTAGCTCATTGCTTGCGCTTGTCGTAAACAGACCAGCCCACACCGGCAAGAGCGGCGGCGCCGCCAATGATGACGTCCACCGTGCCACCATCGATGCCGTATTTGACGGCAAAACCGCCAGCAACGGCGGTCAGGATGTGGCGAACAAGCGCTTGGATGATCGTGGCGTTCATTTACATCTCCATGATGTCGCAGCAGCGACGGGTCCAGCCGCGCCCGAAAGCGCCGAAGGTATTGAGATTCGTCAGGAAACGCATGCGCTGCGCGATGATACGCGCCCGCAGGGCGTCGGGGTTGGCTTGATTGGCAGCAGCAAGCGTCTTGGGTCCGATGGCCCCGTCATCCGCCACGCCTAGGGCTCGCTGGAGCCAGCGAACGGCTTGAGCAACGCCGGAGTTGACCGCCGAGTCGAAGATGGCGTAGCGCACCGCTGGGGGCAGTTCCTCGGCACGGACGGGCTTCCAGTATTCCTCAAGATAGATGCGCTTGGCAAGTTCAAGAGGCAGGTCTTGCATCGTACCCTTGTAGCCCACTCTTCGCGCCACAGCTTCTGTGATGCCGTAATTGGTGGAACCGCCAGGGTCGGACGGATGGTTGACGTAGCCTCCTTCGTGCTTGAGGAGGATGTTGAAGGCTGCATCGAAGTTCATGTGTTATTCGTACAGGATGTTGATCTGACCTGCGTCGAAGGTGTCTACACCAAGAAAAGTAGTAATTCTCAACCTATCAAGCGTCGCCGAAAGTGCTTTAACTCCCGCGCCGTAGAAAGTAGCAGCATCATCTCTTGTGAGCAAACTTGTGGCGGTCCACGTATTGCCCGTCATGAGCGTCAACGTCATGGCTCCGCTGTAGTTGTTTACCGCCACGGCACCCGGGGTAAAAATCAACCCTGTGGTAGAAAAAACTGTACTTTGCGAACTAGAAACATACCCCGTCGTTTCTACTCCACCAGAATCTCCTAGCTGTACTTGTAGCGATGAAGTCCCGTTAGTGCTCACTCCGTTGAACATCACGGTAATGCGTTTAACCCACGACGGGATGCCGGTGAAATCGATGGATGTACCGCTGGTGCTGTTCTGCACAGTACCTTGAACCAAAGACCCCGCATGCAGCGTTGCAGGGGTAACAGCCCTCGTTGTATCCGTACCGGCCTGCACCTCGGCACTAGTGGCAAGTTCAACAACCCCGCTGACAGTGTCTGTCGCGGCAGGCACCAGCGTGCTGACTGCAACGCTCTGCCATGTCGCCCCGGCTGAACTCAGAACGTTCCCCGCAGTGCCGGGAGACGATAGCCCCGTGCCACCAGATACAGCAGGAAGCGTGGACACCCACGAAGGAATGCCCGCAGCGACCGTCAGGACAGCGTTGGTTGCCCCCACCGTCAGCTTGCTGATCGCAGTGGTACTGGAGGCGTACAGCAGGTCTCCAACCGCGAAGCTGGACTGCCCAGTGCCGCCAGAGGTCGCTGCCAGGGCGGTGGTGAGGGAGATGCTGCCGAAACCGTTCACCGCCTCTACAACGTCGGTGCCGTTGCAGTACAGCAGCCTGCTCTGCCCAGCAGGGACCGCGATGCCAGACCCTGCCGAGGTCTTCAGCGTCATAGCGAAGCCGCCTGACGTGCTGTTGGTGAAGACGTAGAGCTTGCTGCTGGCCGGGCAGATCACGTTCCGCGCCGCACCGGGCGAGCCAGTGGCCGTGATGAACATACGCCGCGCTTCGTTGGACGTAGATCCATCCCCGTTCGTCAGGGTGTAGTCTGTGGCTCCAACGGTGATGCTGGTCGTCCCTGCGATGGCCTCAGAGACGGGCGTGGTGATGGCCGTGTTGACCACGTTGCCCCAGGTGCCCGACAGCTCTCCCTGAACAGGAAGTTCGAACTTCAGCAGGGTGGTGTATGAAGAAGGCATGGGTTACCTCAAGCGAAGCGCAGCAGCGCCGTTGTTGCAGTTGCTGCGGGCATCTGGATTGTGAACGTGCCAGACGCCGTCTTGTCAGAACCGAAGTCCAGCACAGCGATGGCGCGGTTGGCCTTGGATTCGTTGTAGATCAACCCACCCCGGCAAGTGAAAGACGCGCCTGACCAAACAGGGTTGTCGAACGTGACGTAGGCGGTGGTCCCCGAGAGAAGTACTTGGACGTTGGTAAGCGTCACGCCACCAGTGGTATACCCTGATCCAGCGGGAACCTGCCCAGTGGAAAGGCTGTAATCCGTCGTGGCTTGACTGAGGTTTGCTGATGCGGTGTAGAGCGCCAGCTTGATGGTGTCCACAGGAAGGTTGTGGATGCCCTGCCAAGACTCCTGCTTGAACGAGGAGCACATTCCCTGGAGGATTGCCATGTCACTTCACCGGGTTTCTGACCTGACCGCTGCGGTAGGCGTCTTGGCGGTTCTTGCCGTCGCCCAGGTTCTTCAGCAGCAGGATCGAATCGTTGAACTGGCTGACGTACAACTGGACAATGTCCTGCTCAGCCTTCATAAACCGAGCAGCTTCCACCATGACAGCATTGAACAGCACGGTGTCGAAGTTGTCACCAAGCCATGTGTTGCCCGCTGTGACGATGCTCTGCGGCTGGTAGAAGTAGTTCAGCTCCGCATTCAACGCAGCATTCGGCGTCGGACCGAGAATGATCTGCTGGATCAGCGTGGAAGCTGTACCGTCAAGCGCGTAGTACTTTGGCGTACCCGTACTCGCTGGGTTCGGATAGCTCTCCCGCATGAAGTTCACATCCTTGTTCAGGAGGAACTCGTAGGCACCCGTGGCAAGAATGACCGCCAAGGAGTACGCTGCCAGGAAGTCCGAAGGAAGACTCAGGTTCCTGTTGCCGATAATCAGCGTCAGCGTAGAGGTCTTCCGAAGGATCGGAAGCTGCACCGTCTGATAGATCTTCTGCTCTGCCAGCTTGGTGAGCGTGGCAAAGTCAACAGACGAGAACGTGTTCTCGGTGCTGTCCTCGACGGCGACCTGCAGTGCAGCGTAGTCCATAGCTTACGCCATCGGTCCCCGGGCCATAGTGCCCTTGGTGGCTGCACCAGTCCCACGGATCTTGATCCCCGAGGTCTTGGCCGGGGGCGTCGAAGCGGAGGCAATGTTGCCCACCACCATGCGCGGCATGGGCGCGTCAGCGTTCACGACCGGAGTCGGAACAGGCTTGGCCTTCATCATGTCACTTCCCCTTGCGCCCGACCGGGCCTTGGTTCGCCACGCGAGCCATGTTGCGCCCCATCTTCTGGGACATCTCGGTGGTCACACCACCCTTGGCGAGCTTGGCGCCGGGACCATGCGCCACACTGGCGGGCTTCTTGGCATGTGCCCGGAGGGCTTTCATTGCGTCCATGTTCACTCCTTGTCAGGTAATCGTTACTGTACCAACTTCACCCACGCCGACCAAGGTGTTTGGCGTGAGCACGGCGTCAAAGTCCCTGGCGCCACCGATAGGGTTCCAGCCCCACTGGATGACCAGCATGCCCTCGCCAGGGAAGCCCTCTTGCAAGGGGCCGGTGCCTGACACCGTGTCAGTTTGGAGGCCGTTCGTTCCGGACTGATACCACGTATTTGTGTCCGGGCGGGGGTCACGGATGGCCTGGGGGTCTGAAATGGGGTAAAGGCCAAGTTGCAACTGCGGCTGGTCCGGAGTCCAGCACTGAGGGCACGCCTTGATCTGCGTCTGCTTGGTCTTGACGACGAGGTTCTTGAGCTTCTTCAGGTCGAAACGGAACCCACAGACGTCGCAGAACCCGAACGCCTTTGCGCCGTTTGCAAACCTGTTGGCCATGATTAGCTGATGAACATCTGCCGGGGTACGAACCGTACCGCAGCCTTCTCACGGTCTTCGCTCGATGCGCGATCCCAGTCTTCGTCGTACTGAGCCTTCAGGATCTGGAGACGCTCCATGCCACCCGGGAGCTTCATGGCGAGGTAGTACGCCAGACCAGAGACCAAGCAAGGAATGAAGCGGAAGGGGATGTCCTGAGTAGCTTCTCCACCAGACCCGGCATCCTGAATACGCCGCAAGTACCAGTACACGAACTGATACACACCAGTCTGGTCAGGCGTGGGCCACACGGTGATGCTCGGGAGCGCCGTAGCACTTGGGGAGTAGCTGCTCGATGCCGGATACGTCGCACCGGAGTTCCGGTTGACCAGCACCTGGATCGGACGCGCCTGCTGCAGCTTGTTCGGGATGGATGAGTAGGTGCTGATGCTGATCCGCGTGATGGTCAGATCCACCTGGGTCGAGACGTTGCCCGCACCCGTGCGGATGACATGCTCAAGAAGATCTACCGTGTCAGACGGCAACGTGTATGTGTTCGTGCCCTGAACCAAGGGAATCATGCCCTGGTTGAAGGTCCACATGTTGATGCCACGGTTCGCCCAGTCTGCGAACAGCAGGTTCAGGGACCGCCGCGCAGTGCGCAGGTCGTAGCCCGTGCGAAGCTCTGCCCCGCAGCGTTCAAACGCCTCCTCGACCGCATCGTTGAGGTCGAGGTTGAAGGTGGTGGTCCCTGATGTGGTCATCTAAATCTCGCTGTCTTCCGGGCTACGCCCTTGGGCTGCGCGACAAATTGTTGGCCCTTAGCCTTGCCCGCCCGCTTTGCCCGGGTCGTGGCCGCGTACTCAGAGGGGCTCAGAGACTTGATCGCAGCCTCGGGGAGATAGCGCTCCCCAGTGTCGGAAGAGCGTTTCCCTGACTTGGTCCGCCATTTCTGTGCGGTCCAGTCCTTCAGAGACTGCTGTGGGGCCTTAGTCACGATACCCGCCGCCCTTGGACTTGTACTGCTTCGCCAGAAGCTGCGCCTTGCGGGCACTCCACTGGCCTGCCGCCGTACCTTGCGTAGCCTGCCCCTTGATCTTCTCGAAGAGGCTCTTGCGCATCCCAGGCTTGGTGTAGTTGCCCGCCTCGTTGACGCGGCTCTCCCCACCCTTGGCATAGACCTTGGGCTTCTTGAGTTCCGGGCGGATGCAGCCCATACCGCGTGAGGCTCTCATACGTACTTCGTCTTCTTGGTGCGAGACTCGCACCCACCGCCGCGCACAGAGCCGCCCTTGGCGTAAGCCTTGACCTTGCCGCCCTTGCGGTACTTCTCTTCGTCCCGCATGATCTGGGTGTTGCGCTCCACTTCCCGGGGTGAGTACTGCAGGTTGCCAAGCTGCATATCCAGCCAAGCGGGGTGGTTCTCTTCCGTCCTGGGCAGGAGGTTCGCTCCCTGAACACCGCGAGCACGCGTGTCAGTAGCGCTGCTTGGCGTGGCGCGGATGCCACGAGCACGCATGTCCGTAGCGCTACCCCGCGCCGCTGGCGTAGGCAGCTTCCCCGTCTTGTCTGCATTCAGCAGATCGCGCAACGTCTTGTCCGCGCCAAATTGCCGCTGAAAGTCCGCAAGCTCTTCCCGGCTGACAACCGACTTACCGTCAATAATTTGACGGTTGCGCACGGGGCCGCTGTAGGAGGAGCGGTAAGACGGCGTGGGGCGCCGCATCCTGTCGAGCGCCATCCTTGCTTTGGCCTCACGCTCTTGGTCTTTGTACTGCCTGCCCGTCTCGGCAAGCCGTGCAGCCGCATCGCGCGCGTCCAAGAACGCCTGCTCGGCGCGGTACTGCGAAGCCAGACGCTCTACACGAGCGTCATTCTCGTCATCGTCGCGGGCAGCCATGTCACACCATCCTGCACTGCTTGACGCCGCGTTGGGCGACGCCTGCGCCGCGCACAGAGCCGCCCTCGGCGTACTTCTTGGTCATACCGCCCATCGCCTTCTTCTTGGGCGGTAGCATGCCTTCTGGATCGATGTTCTTGGGGAAGTGCTTCTCCGCCGCATCGCTGGCCTTCTGCTTCGCCGCCGACTCCATCGCCATGCGCACTGCAGCCGGAATTGCCGGCGCCGGGGCCGGAGCCTTCGTGGGATTTTGCGTCGCCATCTTTCTCTCCTCAGCAGGCTTTGCCGCCGTATGCCATCTTCTTCGCCGCGCCACCCTTGGCAAACGGCTTGCCCTTGGGTTTGCCCTTGGCTTCCGCCTTCTCGTGCTTGATCATGGCCTTGGGCGCACCCTTAGCCTTCATGAAGGCGAGTTCCTTCTTGACCATCTTGGGGGATTCTTTCACGGGGCCTCCTTCGGCCTTGTGGGCTTCGAATTTCAGGCCAACGGCCTGGGGGATGCCCACCTTCTTGGCGAAGCCTGGGCTGTGCGCGACGGCCCGCATGAGCCGCTTTTGCTTGGGAGAACTATACGGCATGGGGCTTGCTTCGTAGATTGTCGATCTTCGACTCAATCCTGTCAAACCTCTCTAACAGTTCTTTCATGTCCTGACGGAACTCCGCACGGGTGATGTGATCACGCGCAACTTCTTCGCGGGTACGGTTCAGAAGGATGCTCAGACGATCCAGTTCCCTAAACTTTGAGGCCATGAAGAACCCCACAATCGCCAAGAGAACCGTAAGGACGGCATTCCAGACAGCAACAAGCTCCATACGTCACCGCACCTTGCATACCACTTTGTGCTTGCCGACGATCTCACCAGACGCCCGCATGGCTTTTACTTTTGCCTGCGCCGCCGCTTGCATAGCCATGTTTTTTGCTTTGTCCGCAATACACGGATGAAGCAAACAATGCTCACGCGCAGACAAAATACGTAGGTTTGTCCAGTGATTGTTTTGATGATCGCCGTCTATGTGGTCTACATGACAGCCTTCAAACAGTTCACCAACAAAAGCCTGAGCAACCAAACGATGGACAAGAAACACTTTGCAGCGAACATCCCGAGGAGAGCCATCTCGCAACCGGACTTCTACATAAGGAAGTTGCCTACCGTCAGCGGAGCGCTTTTTTGGCGTAAGCGCCATGATTTTTTCTGGCATCGGCACAAGGCACCCAGATTTGCCGCGACGAAAGCGCTGCACAGATTTTATGCGACCGCAGTCACTGACTTCGTACATGCCTTCATAGCCCCTTACTGGGGCCCACCGCTCGGTCAGCAGTTCCATGCTTTCCTCGCCTTGCGTAGACGGCTGTTCGGATCTTTGGCAGCTTCTGGGAACATCTTAGCCTGTCCCGCAGATCTTGCGCAAAATGACTTCCGCCGCGCCGCGTCCTTTTCTGTCTTCGGATTTGGAGCCGGAGGCTTCAATCCAGGCTTTCCGGGGTTGGCTTTGTTGTAGCTGGCGCGGCCTTTGGCGTTGAGTCCACCGGACTCAGACTTGCCCTCTTTGCGTTGCCATGCAGGGGTTTTTGCCATGTTGACCTCAGTCATCAAACACAAAGAGAGCGCCGGGGGCCATCGTGCCGACGTAGATACCGCCAGGGCCGTAGATCACGCCTGCGCGGACATCAGAAGGCGCAGGGAACAGCGTGGCTCTGATCAGCGTTGCGTCCTGTCCGTTGATGAGATACGACCCGGCTCCTGCGGAAAGCGCGCGCACGTGATCCAGCGTCGCGGCCTGCCCCGTGATGATATACGTTCCGGCGTCGGAAGAGATCTGTCTGGCTGCAAAAAGACTTGCATCCTGCCCCAAGATGGCGTATGAGCCTGCCTCGGCGTTGATCACCTTCTCTGCGAAAAGGGCAGCGGCCTGCCCCGCGATGGCGTACAGACCTGCATCAGCGCTTACCGTGCGAACGGCCAGCAGCGTCGCATCTTGGCCCGTGATGGCGTAGGCCCCGACCTCGGCGTTTACGGCCCTGGCGATGGCCAGGAGGGCTGCTTGCCCGTCGATGGCGTAGGCAGCGGACTCGGCGTTGACTGATCTGGCTGCAAGGAGCGTCGCCGCTTGGCCCGTGATGGCGTAGGCGCCTGCTTCCGCGTTGACCTGTTGGCCGCGACTCAGCGTGGCCGCTTGGCCCGTGATGGCGTAGGAGCCTGCAGCGGCGTCGATAGACTTGGGGACCGACAGCGTGGCGTCTTGACCCGTAATGACATACGCGCCAGACTCTGCATTGATGGTGTACGCCGTCCCCCCACCGGACGCAAATATCCACCCGAACGAACCGTTGTTCGTTGAGTTATTACCTGCGTACCAGTTGCTCATCAGTACGCTCGCACGCCTGTAATGACGAGGTAGTCCACGTTAGCCGCCGTGCCTGTGCTCGTGTGGACGAGCGTGCATGGAGAAGACGCAGAAGAGCCTGTCAGCGTCAAAAGACGCCCTGCTTCGCCAGCAGCGGTGAAGTTGCCCACCGTCTGCGTTGTGGTGCCAAAGTTGATGGTGGTGGCACCAGTGGCTTTGTATGTGTTGGTGATGTTGGCGAAGGTGTTGTTGCCGCTGATTGTTAGGGTGCCCGCACCGCCTTGGTTGAGGGTGATGCCGCTGTAGGAGACGCCGCCGCCTGCGAAGGTCTTGGCCGATGCGGAGGTGAGGCTGATGGTGCCTGTGCCGGTGACGGTGAGGTTGGTTGAGTTTGTATTGGCCCAAGGATTGCTAGCTGCTCCGGCCAGTGCCCAC